GATATTGACACCGTTATATTGCGGTGTGAAATTCGCAATGGATCGGGCCACACAATTGCCGAGGGCATCGGGTCACGGTCTGTAAAAACTGAAAAGGGCGATCTTAACAAAACGCTGAAGATGGCCGCCAAAAGTGCATTTATAGACGGCATCCTTCGTGCTGGTGGCCTGTCTGAGATTTTCACCCTCGACATTGAAGATATGCCCGCCCAAGCCACCACAACCGCACCACAACCGCCCGAACGCCAGAAACCTACACAAACACCCATTAAACCCGCCACAGAGGCACAGAACGAGTTTATTGGCCGTTTGTTGGGTTCATCGGCAATTAACCCCGACGAAAGAAAAAAGGTCATGGCGCGTATGGATCGGGGCATGACCGCTAAAGAGGCATCTGGCGCAATTGAATGGCTACAAGAAACCATCGACAAACGTAAACAGGCCGAGCAACCCACCGACGAACCGCCCGAACTTGAGGTCGAAGAAATGACACCCGAGCAAATGGCCGAATTGGACGCCACGCTCAACGCGATTGATCCAGATGGGCAATTGGTGGGGTCTGGGCAATAACATTTTTAAAATAAAACAGAAAAGCCCCGGGGTAATCCTCGGGGCTTTTCCGCGTACAATAAGTACGCTTTACTTTTGTAATCCTAACATTCAAAATATAATCACCATCCGTCAATTTGCAATCTCTTTTAAAAACCTCTCCCACATGAACCCTTCGCCCGGATCCACCTTTCGCCCTGGGTCAATGTCTGAATGCCTCACCACGGTGTCGATGCCGTGTTTGGATCGCCACCCGCGCACCAACGCAAGTGTTGCATCCCATTGTTGAGGCGTTACCCAATCGGTTTTGATGGCCCTTGCAAATGATGTGTAATCGTGAACACCCGCAACCAATATTTCAACACCCAAACTTGTCAAGTTGTGGCCTCGGGCGTGATATGCCCCATATTGATCGGCCCGTGTACGTACCACAACACCCGACGGTGTCACCAACGCATGTGCCGACAATTCCACCGAGCGCAAAAAATCGGGCGCGAACATGCCCCCAACAAACTCACCCATGGCATGTACCACGATCTGTGAGGGCTTAAAATTGTTTGCAAACCCAAACGGGCTTTTGATCTCTACACTCTGCATCAATAACTTTCTGAACGCTTCTGAATGTATTTAAGCAACGGGGCCAATGTCGCGGTTGTAAGCCCCTGAAATAAATAATAAAAAGACAACTCACCCGCAGCCATGGCCGTGGGTATTGTGATAAATAGAGACAACAAATTGACCAAAATGTGATCGGTCAACGATTGCCACACATGGCGTTTCCCTATGGCATCAATTTTCCCCTTGGCCTTTTTTGGCACACTCAGAACTCGCATGCCCTCGGGGGGGCGTCCCAATAGATCGGCAATGGTGGCATCTTTCCGCGACACATCCGCCTCTAACTCGCGCACACGTTCAACGAGTGCATCACGGCCCCATGAGTGTATTGGAATGTCTGACAATCGCGGAGACATTAAACAAAGTCTCTCAAGGCATCTTTAAACTCTGCCAATTCCCGCCATGCCCATGCTGCGTCATCATCGACATTGCCATATTTGTTTTTCAAAAACTCAATGGCGGCCAATGCCTCTGTCCCCTCTTTTACCACGCGGGCCACATTGGAGCGCTTAAAAACCTTTTTGCCTACCTCTGACGCCACGGCCCGCCCAACGGGTGATGCTACCACCTTGGCGGCCTTTGCCAATAATCCAAACATTTTCTATGCCTCTGGTTCTCCCGCCCGTTTCATTTCGTCGTATAGGTCGCGTAAATCCTCGGCAGTATCTACCGTGGCCCCACGCAACACCACACCCTCGGGTGGGTCGTCGAATAGATCGACAATGAATTTTAATGCATCATCACTAATGGTCAACTCACCCACCACACCGTCAAAGCCAATGTCTTGGGTTTCAGCCTTACGCATAACGGGCCGTATCATTTGCCGCAATTTTTTAATGCGTCGGCGCTGCGTTTTATATTTGTCTTTTGCCGTGTCAACGGCATCGAGCAACTGAAACACACACGCCGCGTCATTCTGCACTTCCACGCGTTGTGTGACCATCACCTCACGCCCTTCGCGGAAACCACGCACATTGGCGGCCTCAATTGTGAGGCGCAAGGGCAACTTAAATTCTGCCATGTATCAATCCCCTCTCATAGTTTTTTATTGTGGATCAATTTCGTTTTCTACATCGGCCCGCGTTTTGCCTGTAATACCAACCACCGCGTCAACATACGTGTTGGCCTGGGCAATTTCGGCGGCCACATCTGCCGCCACCGTTCCACCAGACCCATCACCATAAGCGGCGGCGTAACCGTCGCTTAATTCGGTAATCTTTTTTTGTAGGTTGATGCGTTGTAGAAGGGCATTTCTAACATTGCCCTCTGTCGCGGTCTTGATGTTGTTGTTTGCGTTGCGAACCTGCAGGCGCAAATTTTCAATGTCCCGCACAAGTTGGGCCTGTTCCGAGCTTTCAATTGCCATGCTTACCCCCATTTAAAATATTTTAGATATACGTTCTATTATCCACACAATTGGGCGATGCCCCAAATTATGCCGCCTCTAATAACTCAATGCGGGCGGTTAATTCCGCGTTTTCGCTTTCCAACCGTTCAACCTTTTCCTCTACTGTCTCGATTCTTTTTTGTGCCTCTATCAATACAGACATGCCAATCTCATGTATTATTGAGTTTTTAACCCCCATAAATCCATTGTTATTATATGTGACACATGTGGGGTAAACGTCCCTTACGTTTTGGGCAATCAATCCAAACATTTTTTCGGTTGGGTTGTTGTTAAAATAAAATGTTGTCCATTGTAAACGTTGAAAATCATCCCAATGGCTCCGGGCATTTTCTACGCCATGTTTTAAACGGCCATCAGATACCAAAGATCCGTATGTATTTGTTGCGCTTCCAAATGTACCATTTGAATAAATTGCGGCCCTATCGCCTGAATTGTCAAAACAGAACAAAAATACATGGGATGTTGAATTAGGAGCCGCGCCGCTATATTCCATTGCCAGCATGCCCATTGAGGTTGCTGTTGATGTATTGGTGTTTTCAAATCGGGCAATATAACCGTTAGAAATAAGGTCATAACTCGCGCCCACATGCAATCGAGAGTCAGGTATTACGCCAACCCCAACATCGCCGTTTGTCTGAACTGCCACCCGTGTTGTACTGGCTCCAAAGTCATAAATGGCGAAAGTGTTATTAAATACTATTTCCCCAAGTCCCCAATCAGATCCAGAGTTATTCTCAAGCCTTATGCCCACCGTTGACCCAGCAGACGAATTGTAAATATGCAACGTCGATGCGGGACTTGCCGTTGCCAATCCCATACGCCCATTCGTGTCGAAGGTTGCGCGGGTTGTATTGTTGGTGGAGATTCCAAAATTGCCTGACGTTACTGTTCCAATGAGCATAGAATTGTCCGATGCCGTATATTGCAATGCTCCACCAAGCGTTGTTGTGTTCTCGTAAAAATAGACACCAGTTATTGCAGTTGTTGACGTTGTTCCTATGTAGGCGTATGTGTTGCCTGTTCCTTGAACGTGTAGGGGTGCGCTTGGCGAACTTGTGCCAATCCCCACGTTGCCCAATATATAAGAACCTGCGTTGCCTGTTAAATTCACCTTTACGGTTGAGCCTGTCTCATCATAAAGAAGTAATGACGGTTTTGTTGCAACACCATTCACATAAAGACCACCAACCAATGTGCCTGATGCGTTCTTTATGCTATACGCCCATTCGTCATAGGTTGAAACCTGAGATGTTACGCGACCTGTTGTTGATGCTGTCCCAATCCCCACGTTGCCTGTTGGAACCAAAACTGTGCCATCACCCTTGACGTGCAAAAAAACGGCAGAGTTGGCTTGATTTGCAACAACAAAAGCATCATCCAAAGAGTTTGTTCCACCCTGTATCCTCACACCATAGCTTGCGCCAACAGTAGCATCACCTTGATGGAACTCCGCCACATAATCACCAGCTATAGATTTTGTAACAGAGAGAGCATTGGTGGGCGAACTCGTCCCAATCCCCACTTTGCCAGATGAGTCAATGGTCATTCTCAGATTTTCCCCAGCAGTCCAGAACCCTAATGCATCTGGTCGGCTTGCATTTGTTGACCCCCCATAACTAATTCCACCGCGAAAACGGGATGATGGATTGGAAAATTGTATATATGCTTCTTCTGCTGTTGGGAAAAAGAACTGCTGAACCAATGAACCATTGTGTTCTAATATCAACTTGTCAATGGCGATCCAAGTTGGAGGCGATGCAAGTGTCGTTCCTTTTATGTAAGCGTTTGTTCCGTCATCGTAAAAAACCGAATTTCCCAACGCGCTTGAACTTGTCCACTTTGAGACATAATTCGTTGTGCCTGAACCTGTCACGGAACCACCGCCCGCGTTGGATACCCACGACAAATTGCCCGACCCGTCGGTGGACAACACATAGTTTGCCGTCCCGTCGGCGGCAGGCCACACGTAATCGACACCGCGCACCGAAATGGAGCCACCGAAACGCGCCCGATTTGTGGTGGCATCATATATTGAGTAAGCCGACCCCGACGTTGACGAAACGGCGGCAATGTATATGCCGTATGCGTTGCCCGTCGATGTAGACCGAACGCCCAAACCGTCGCCAACATGCAGCCCATAGGCATGGCCGCCACCACTCGTTTGGGTAACGCCAATGTTAAAAGCCGTGGCGTTGCCTGAGCCCGCGTTTGATAATGACGAAACCTCATGGCCAAACAGATGCCCCGACGAACCCGAAACCAAATTGCCCTCAAACAATCCAACAATCATGTTTCCGCTTGATTTGGCGTACATGCTCACATAATCGCCATAAACCTTTTGGGTTGTCGTGGCGTATGTCAAATCTTCGTCTGGATCTCCAAGCGTGGCGTATAGATAACGCATGGCTCCAGGTATTGACCCGGTATATTCTGCCAACAACGATGTTGTTTGGTGCGCCCCGTCGGTTACTTGTATACCCCATGTTCCGGGATTGCCGATACTTGCGCTGGGATCTTGCAAAACACCAATATCAATGCGTTTTGTCCCGCCCGTGTCGTATGCCTCAAGCCCTCGCGTGATCACCTCACCGCTAACCTGTGCGCCTGTTGTATCGAATATCTGAACATTATCATTAGAGGTTGAACCCGTTTTCAATACGCCCACTTGTATGTTGTCGGTTGCATAGGCCGTGGCTGCCGTCGTGGTGGTCTGTAACCCACTCGATGCGCTTGTGGGGTCAAAATACAGATAATAGACCGAGCCACCAGACAACCCGCTTATGGTTTGCGCGCCAATCGTATAGGCCAACGATGTGCCAACATATAATGTGCCACTCCCAACATCGAAAGAGGTTTGGCCCGTTGCTGTAAATGTTCCCGTAAATCTGGATGCCCGCGCCGAATTGCCCGCAATCTTATTTAGCCTGTTGGCAATGCTCAATGCGTTCTCGTTTGTGCGGTTGCCGTCAATCTCATCTTGGGCAATTTTGCGCCCCTGCTGGATGACCCGGCCAATACCTGGGGCCACCTGAGAAAAAGCCGCCGATGTGGATGTGTGGCTTGACAACTTGACGCGCAATTGTCGCCCATGGGAATCATACCCCAACGACAACACCCGCACAGATGCCGCCAAACTCATGCCCGGATCTATAACAGTTACCGTGTCACCAACGGACACATCATAAAATGGGTATTTGGTTGAATCTATCGCGTAAAGATCCAAGGCGTTTGGCAAATCATATTCCACCATGGGTGCGTCGTTTTCATCCAAATAATCAAACGCCATGCGGTATAATTCACGCGCCCCATTTTCGCGTACAAACTGGCGGGTCTGTTGTGTGCCTGTAAATGATACGGCGTCAACATAAAACTCTGCCGCACCGCCTGTGGCCTGTATGGTCAATTTTGCCGTGGCCCCTTCGATGGGCAAACCCTCCAACTCAACCGTCAACCAACCCGTCCCTGATGTGCCACCTTGGTTTTTGTATTCCACGGCCCCCGTTGATCCTGTCGTGGTTATTTTCACCAACACAGAACCCGATACCACATTTAGATTGACGGCGCATGAGTAATAATCTGAACTATCCAAAGACACATCATAATAGATCCCATGGGTATCACTTGCCGCCGTTACGTGTTGCGATGCACTACCATGTTGGATGTAATCAATACCTGTTTCCTCGGCCACCGTTGGTGTGCCTGTTTTTGTCCACCCGTCGTGCAATCCCGATGCATATGTGCCGTCCATAAAGCCCGGTGTTATGAGGGTGCGTATCTCCTCAAATTGTTGATCACGCACCACACCATCAAATGTGCCATAGGCGGCTTGACTTACCGCATCGGGTACAAAATCCAACTCATTGCCGCTTGCATCGGTGAACATAAACAGATCGCCCGCAGATACAGAGCCGGGTGTTGTTGACAACACAATGGTATCATCATCGCCAGAACTGCCCCGCGTGGTGTCGTTAATAGTAAATGAAGTACCCGCATCACCACCCGTCACCATCTTGATTTTATAGGTGTTGTATGTGTCATCTGAGGGTATGCATTTATTGCCCGCCACCGTAATGGTGGCCGTTGAGATAGAATAAACCTCAAACAATGCACCCTTGCACGTTGCTGGGGGCGAACCACCACCCACCGGATAAACCTTATTAACCACCTCGGCCCGTCGGAATCGTCGCGCCATACCGCTTGTGTTTATGCCATACTCAAACCGGGTATTATTTGAAGCGCCACGCGTTTTGAGGTCTATGGATTCGGGGCTTGTGCTTTCGTCAATCTCAATTTCCAGATCGGCCTTTTCCGCTATGCGCTGCATGCCTTCCAAAACTGTGGTATATGCAAAGTCCAACGCCTCAATAATTGTGGTGTCAGATTCGGCATTGCCCCCGCTTTTGATCTGAAACGCTGACGAATCCAACAACTCGGCAACAATCGTTTTGACTTGTATATTTTTAAATGGATGCCAACCCACATAAATCTCCCGCCCCATATCGGCCCAAATACGCGCACCCTCACATTGTAGGGCATGACGACCATCAATGCGGGATTCCTCAACCGAGGTCAACCGATACGTGCGTTTGTCTGTGCTGTCTGAGGCGTTGACCAATCGAATAAACGTATTCTCAGCAGTCACCAGGTTAAACTTATCAGCCTCAAACAACGCGGCCCTCAACGTATCTTCTACATTGAGGGTTTCGGATATTTCCCAAATGGCATCTTGCATAGATGCAACAATGGCCTTTGTGGAATCCAGAATAAACAAATCATATCGTTTCATTTATAAATACCGTTTTCGATAGTTTATTTTGATAGAACTTGCACTCTCACCCGATGGCAAATAGAAACATGTTTTTGGAGCCCGAACCAATGGCCAACCGTTCGTGTCCCAATTGCCAATATCATTGGTCTGTGTTAATGATGTGTTTATGTGTGTGGCCGTTCCGGTTTCAAAATCCAATACGACGCGTTCATTTGCGTTCAAACTGGCCAATCTTGCCTTGTTCACACTATGGGGCCGCACCAACTCGGGTGTCATCATATAACGGCGCACCGTGTCATCATCCAACTGAAAGGGCAACATGGCAATCTGGTTGTATTTACAAGCGGGGCGCAAACTGGCGGCTTGATCACCCAGGTATATAGTACCGCTTGTCCCGGTGATGCCCGTTGTTGTGGCGTTTGACGTTGCTGTGCCACCATCGACGTAGATTTTCATCCCATCGCCGCCATAACTAAACGCCAACCGGATATAATCACCCGCGCTATGTGTCGAAGCTGTCGATGTGTTGAGGGTTACGGGTGAGCCGCCTATTGCTTTTGTTAATGCCCAATCATCGTCGGAATCATCCCACCACAAATAAATTTTATTATTTGCGTCAATGTAATATTCAAAAAGAACCTGATCACCACCCGTTACATCAAAAGCGGGATTGATCCACAAAAACACCGTCCCCTCTGTGGGATTCTGTACGATTGAGCCAAACGATGTGGTAAACGTTCCCGCTTGGATGTATCGCCCACCGTTGAGGTCGCCGGGTTCAAATTGGTCGATGGGCGTTGTGGCGCCGCTTGTACCTGCAGCCGATGACCCGTCAATCTTCGTGTATGAAAGGTCGTAATCCAGATCGGCATAGAAAGAGCAATCGGTCATATAAAACGATGGTGTTGTGCTTGACCCCTCTATCTCGATGCGTGGCGCACAAGGGGCCGTCCCCGCGCTTAATACCTCAAATGATGGCCCCGTTGCCGTTGGTGTGGCATTTGTCGGGCTGTTGGCAATGGCAAAGGGTGTGAGGCGTAACAATGGCAAGGTGAAATTGGCGATGGTTTGGCCTGTTGGGTTGCTTCCAACAACCTGGGCCGTAAACCCTCCCGTGTAGACAACAGGAAAATACCGATCGGTATAGTCTGCCGTTTCCAACTTTAATGGGGTCACAATGTCGAATGCTGAACCGCGCAACGATACCGCCGACTGTTTGAACGTGTCCAGGTTGGTGCGCAACTCTGCAACCGAGCCCCCCGCCATTTGGCCCGATATGACAAAGGGTGATGGCCTGAACGCGCCCGTTGATGGAACCGCGACATGCCGAGAGGGTAACACATCAAACGGCACATCAACGGGCGACATGTTCAACTGTGGGGCCGATAATGTCACAATTCCAAAATCGTGGAGGTCACGCCCACCAATTTTCAATGTGAACGGCCATGCAGAATCTAAAAAGCTGGGTCGTGCCATGTGTTTTTCCCTATCCCGCAAACGTCAAAAGATTGCCCGAATTTATAGACATCAAAAATTTCATATCTGTTTGTACTGCCAACGATTGGCCCAATAGGTTGTTGCGCTCGGCATCCTGCGCCCGTTGGGTTTCCAACACCGCCAGTATGCTATTGGCCTGTGTTTCTGATATGGAGGTTGTTACCGAGTATGCGTTTGAGCCTGTCGAAACACCGCGCCCCGTCAATTCCTTACGGGCCAAATCTTGGAACTGCCCAACGGCTTCATCGCCAACATCTTGGAATTTTGAGTATTGGCCCAAATCACCATTGACAATGTTTTGCAATTCCTCGGTGCTTAATCCTGACAGATCGCCAGAAACCTTAGTGCCACCAAACAATCCCGCAATGCCTTGAAATATCCCAACAGCACCAGAAAACGCTTGCCCAGCTTGCCCAAACATTTGTAATGCAGGTAAAAACCTATCGGTGAGCCAACTTGGTTCTTTTCCACCTCCTGTAAGCCCATTTATCCCCGCACCCAAATTGGATACATTGCCAAAAAAACTGGTCATACCATTTAGTCCAACAGCACTAAACCCAAGGCTAATATTTGCAAACGATTTGGCAAACTCTGATTCCAAGGAAAGAGGTATATCATTCAAGTCCTCCTTGGCCCGTTTTGCCACCATCTTAAACCCTGCGTCCAAATCCTTCGTCATATCGCGTATCTGTGGCTCCATGTCGAAAGTTTGGCCATTGTTGAACGCCTCAAACATGCGAACCGTGGCCAATTCCTCTGGTGTGGATCGCTCCCGCAAGCCTTGATCCATATATTGTGCTTTATTGCTAAAACGAAATTGAGGCGTAACATCAAACAACCCCTCCCTTGCGTACGCATCCATAATACGTCTTTGATGCCCTGGCGTTAGAAGTCTGCTTAATTGATTTATGGGGTTAGCATTGGCAATGGCGATATTGATTTTTGCCGTTACCACCGCGACGTGGCTTGGTAATGCATCTATTATGTCCAAGAGCTTTCCAACTGGCCCGGCAAGGGCGTCGCCAATAGCCATACCCAAATTTTTGACTCGGGCATATACTTTGTCCATCTTTTCGCCAATGGTTGGTAATTGATCGCCCAATGTCTTACTTGCATCATTGGCCTTTTTCATTACAGCATTAAAAAAGGCAATTTTCTTTTGTGCGTCGGTGGCATTTTCTCCAAGCCCTGCATATGCCTCCTCAAGTTTTATCGTGATACCCAAGTTGTCCAAAATCAATGGAGACATGCGCCCAATACCTGTCACAAGGTCACCCAATGCGCTTGCGGCATCACGCCCTACGGCTCGCCCCAATCGGGTGGCCGTGATCGCCATGTTTTCCATTTGTCTTGCAGTAACCGGAATACCCAACAAAATGGCTTGGTTTACCTGTTTTAATAAATCGAGGTCAGACACGGCCCCACCGACTCCACGGCGTACCGCGCTTAAAATTTCACTCGAATTTTGCCCAATGGATTTGGCCAAACGTTGGCTCGATGCCTGAACCACTCGGAACGAATCCCCAAGTTTTACCAATTCAAATGCGGCAGAACTGACCGCCTTAACGGTTTGCACACTCAAATATGCCACCGCAGCCGTGCCAATCGCTTTGATTGATCCGGTCATGCCCTTGGATGATTTTTGTACCGACCTGTCGGCGTCCTCAAATTCCTTTTTGAACTTATCCGCGCCAGAAACGCCAAACATCACCTCTAATTTTTCACGAATCCCCGCCATCTTATTTTTCCTCGGGTTTTATAAAATGAATGGTCAACCGTCTAAACCAATGGGCATTCCTCAGCATATACAACGTCCCTCCCATCTCACGCCACACCACACAATCACCTGGGCGCAACACAACAGACCCCTCATGGGGGGCCGTCATCGTTATGGGTTGCCCCTTGGGGAAACATCGACGGGTAATATTTACAATCTCATATGTATCATGTGAGGGTTTGTTCATTGATTTTTACCATTGCCGCGCCTAATACCACAACATAGGCCCACGACATTTCCCATTTCATTTGTTGGGGAGTATACCCCGTGTTTTTAACTATGAGAGCAACCCACCGGGCTGTTGCGTCTTTTTTTTTTCATCACCACCAACATGACGCCCCAATATCGCGGTCAACAAATCGGTGGGATCATTGGCCTTTCGATGTTCATGCATTATTACCGTTTGCAACCCTATGGGCATCTGCAAAAACTCATCGACAGACAATTCTTGGTGCTTTTCCACATTATAGGGATCGGCAAACACGGCACAAAAAAAGGCGTATTTCGCACGTTGGATCTCCGTCAACGCTTTATTCACACGCTTACGACGCCACCGCAAAAAACGCCATCGTTTCAATATTCTGCGCTCGCCATTGCGCTCGGCATCAAGCCATTCCTGAAGTGCAATGTCTATGTGCCGTAACTGCCCCTCTGATTTGGAATACACATACACCGTCTTGCCTGACGGTAACAAAAACTCACCATGGGGCCGATCATAAACCACAGCAGACATCTTGGCCTCGATGTCGTTGTGTGCCGTTGGCCCAGAACCACCCGTGGGCGTCAAAATAAAATCATCAATTTCCTGTTCCGCATTCGGTGCATCTAAAACTTGGGTTGCCGCCATAGTCTAACGCCCCACATTGTTTGCAATTGTATAATTGTTTTTTTGCAATGCCATTGTCGGTGGCAAAATACCCCGACATAGGCGGCAAGATGTCCAATCTGGATCGGGTCTTGTATGCCCAATTGTTTAGCCACACACCCCAAGCCTCTGGTGTAGAACCAAACGCCTCGAGGCCGATATATTGACACCCCCACCCTCTCAAATCTTCAACAGATACACCGCCAACAATAACCACCTGGGCGGCTATGCGTTGCATTTCCACCACCAACCCGTCACGCTCGGCAACTCTGCCCAACGTATCGACACAAAACGCCGTGGAATATTCTTTGATCTTGTGGCGTTCGCTTGGCGGGAACGGCAACCGCGCCCCATCTATTTTGCATTGGCGCACAAAGATGTCGTTTTTAAAATTCTCGCGTACCTCTGATGGGATCCTGTCATCAATGCCAACATACTGCCCGCGAAAGTCCATGCGCTTGAGCCATCGCCACATGCCCGTGTATGGGTTATTGCACCCAACATCTAAAACGGGGGCATATTGACACAAGCCCATAACGCCATAATCAATGGCGGCATGGGCGGCAAAAACGTGTTTACGCAGTATCGGCGTTGCCACTTCCCTTTTTGGTGCGCTTATCAACATTTTCCTGTGGCCTTTTGGCTTTGGATTGCTCAATGACTGTGGCGATGGTGTCGGCATCGTCTGGATCAAATACATAAGACCCAAGCTGAACAACGCCCCCCTCTAACGCCATCAATGGCAAGCCTGACTTTGTGTACTGTGCCATGGTAATAACCTCATAAAACAAAAAAGGGCGGGGCATCAACCCCGCCCATTATTTTAGGTGTAATCGTCGGTTACTGTTGCCAATAACTCGGTGCTTGCCGTGTCGCCAAGCGCGATAAATTCAAAACTCAACACTTGGTTGGTGTCTCCCGTTGTTGCCTTGGGGATTGAATAACTACCCGACCCCGTGTTGAGGGCTTTGGGTATTGATATAACCCGCGTTTCTGCATCGGGTGTGGTTGACGCCGTTGATGCACTCGGGGCAAATGTCTTGACGGTCACCGCGACGGTGGAGCCCATATCATCATCAATGGTCAAAACACCCGTTGCCGCCGCGTCACCATCCCAAGCATATTGCAAATGCGCTTGTAAAATTTCACGCGCCGAAAACGTCAATGTGGCATCTTTTGCCGTTGCTGTGTGTTTGATTTTGGTAAGAGAACCTTTTACGAATGCATACTCTCGAGGTACTTCAAAGTTTATGTCACCCTCGAGCCACCCGACGGTTGTCCCCGCCAAGGTTACAACGCTTGAATTTGTTGGGGCGAATCCTAACTCGACGTTATTTAATGCGCCCGCCGATCCTGCGGCCATGATAAACCTCCACGGTTAATCTATTGTTGGAGTAAATGTTATTTCTATTTCGCATGTGGTCGCCGCCGCCCCGCGTAAAACGTTGTTGATGACGCCGCCATCCGTCAACGTTGCGACATTCGTTATTTTGACACTGTCAGCAAATGCCCCCTCCAAATCCGTCGTCACATCTGACAACTGTTTGTCGGGTCTGTTTTGCTGTCTTAATAATCGTTCTATTCGTGCGGCAATGCGTTTGGCCAATTGTTTGGCCAACGTTAAACTGACATTGCCCGATGTGGTTGTGATAATGAGAGCCGAATATGTTGCCGTTTGCATTTTTGATAGGGGGTTGATCTCTTGGCCAGCATGCACCACTTCAACAGCAATGGCGGGTAATTCATTGTCGTTATATTCTGCCGATGTCTCGCGGGTTTCAGATTCAAACGTTTGTATACCCAACGCGCCACCATTCAAAACACTGTCACCCTCTAATGTTTCAATGATATGCTCGGCAATCACGTTGTATGTGTCCCACGATGAAAACGCCGACATCAGACCGCCCCCGTTACATATTTCCTTAAAATGTCCAATAAAACTGCGGAGTCTTTACGTGTAAAAAACAGAAATGGGCGCATGGCATTTTGTGTGGCTGCATAATTGACACCTTGTGGCCCCAATCGGGCTTGGTATCTCTCCATACGAACCACCAACGCGGCGCGGGATCTCATGGTCATGGTATCTTGCATGAGTGCATCACCTTTGGCAATGCGTTGGCCTGATGGCCGTTTACGCCCCTTGACCTTACCACGGCCCCTTAATTTCGAAACGCCACCCCATGCGGGAACGGTCACACCATCGGTCTTGCGGGTGTATTGAGGCGCGAAATATCGCCACGTAACACCTCGGTATCTGCCACCCGTTCGCAATTGATCAAACGTGTTGTCTGTTTGAACACGCATGTATTGTGCGAAACGCTCAAATGGTGATCTGAAACCGTCGGGCAATTTGCTAAGACGCGCCAGCGCCTCACGCAATCCCTTGTCACGCACCACGATGGTGTTTGAGATTGCCATTTATCCGCGCACCAATCGCGCCACACCGGGTGTAAATTGGCCCAACTCATCGCGGGCATCAGGATAAAACACAAAGGGGTTGGCCCGAGCCACACCGTTTGTTATCTGCAAAATATCTTTTGCCCGGTTGAGTGCTTCCAATGCGGCATCGTCAAGCGGGTTGTTTCTCAATATCTGATACGCAATAGAAATGGCATACCATTTGGCGGCTTGGCGTACCACATAGGGTGTGCCAAATCGCAATGGTGTGTCATCCATAATATCAGCCATCGCACCCGTTGCATTTGTCGATTCAACACCGGGGTTGAAATTTTCCACATACCGAAATGTCAATGTGGGGCTTGAATACGCTGTAACCTTATACCAACCATTATGCCCTTCGGGTTGGAAAAAATCACCCGCCACCGGATCACCCGAGCCACCATCAATGCCCGCCGTGGTGTCGCCTGAGTCCACCTCTGAATTTATGAGCCAATCAGTCGGATCATTAGAACCAACGGGCGGGAATGGAGCCGATGACGCATACACAGAGTCCACCCAATCACGGGAGGGCAATCTCAACCGGGTGTTACGTGCCGCCTCTGTGGCGATCTGTGACCCCGTCAACGAGGGCAAAAGGTCGGTAATGTCTGCGTCTGTGCAATAGTATGATGCCATGGGTTACCTATTCGGCGGCGACTTCTTTTGGTTGTTCGGGCTTTGGATCTGCAACGGGCTTGCCGTGTTCTTTCTCGTCATAATCCGATGCGTTGATGACTTTTGTACCTTTGCCATCTTTTATTCGGATTGTTGGAATTGCGGGCATAAAAACCTACCTGTTAAAAATTAAAATTTTAATATGCGGGAATGTTGTGCCATAACACCCCCGCATATTCTCCCAAAAACAATCTATTAGCCCATGATACGGGCGGCCAACTCAGCGCGAACGGTTTTAACGCCATACAAGACATCCCACTCCCAACGGGTTTGTTTGTATTGGCGTGATACCTCGAGGCGCAATGTCAGGCCAGAAAGAGGATCAACAAAAGATTGAGTCATGACGCCCAATGAGGGGTCAACGGTTTCAAACGGTGCTGTGGCAAGTGCGAATGCCCCACGTTGAAAAGCCAAGTTTGGTGTGTGAGAGGCAACAAATGTGACTGCTGCATTGTCGGCCCATGCCACCTTGGCGGCTGGGGCAAATGATACGGCGGCAAGCGCATTGCCTGATGCTGTGGCATTGGCGGTCACAACATATTGCTGTGTGTCTCCGGCAACGGTGAAGACGTCACCCACAACAACAGTACCCGTCAATGACGTTGCATCCATAGGAACGGATGTATCACCAACGGCAACTGATGCGTTGTTGATAAGTGGGGAACCCGTCAACGTGCCACGAGTAAACGATGGAACGCCTTGATTCAACACCCAATTTGCGCCCAATTTGCGCCCAATCTCACCCTCAATAATCACACCGGGGTCACCGGATGCGTACAGGCTTTGAAAGGCCGACAAATTGACGGCGTTGGCCTCTGCGTCTGCATCCAACACAATGGTGCGGTCATTCATAGGGGCCAAGTTTTGGTTGAGCAACTTACGTGCGCCAGTAGTCCAAGCGGCGGCGTTCGATGCAAACGGGGTTGTACCTGCTGTACCTGATGCGCTGTAAACATCTTTATACAGCAATAAAAGGTCATCATCCACTTGCTTGACCACGGCATCCAAAGATGCCTCGGCGGCGGCGGGGAAAAAGTTCATGTCTTTGTCAACGCGGGTCATGTCTTGGTCAGACATTTGAAAATCAGAGCCATACCATTTGTCCAACGTAATTGCCACGGTTGTTGCTGTGGTATCGGTGTTGGAGGGGTATGCATTTGATGCGGTGATGGCCGAGGCGGTTGCCGTGGGTGGGATTTCCACATCAACGGTTTTGCCTTTTTGGCCGGGTGTCAATGAATAACCCGTGGTTACATAACGGGCCATGTGAGAACGGCGGCGCAACACGCCAACGGCGCGGGCCACAAGTTGTGTCATTACTGCGGGAATTGTGTTTGCCATGCTGTTTATACCTCGATATTAAAGGGTTTTATGACCCCTCTATGACAACCTCGCCTTTTTGTATTGCTTCGGCATATTGTCCAATCAAAACGGGGTCATTGGGAATGACTTTTACGCCCCTGGCGTTCATCTGTGAACCGCCCCCCGACCCCGCCGAGGTTTGAAAATAAAACGGTTTCTCATGTAACATTGATTTAAAATACTCACCCATTGCCATGGGCTCACCCGGCTTTTCTTTTGACAAGACCACTTCGCCATTTTGCACCAACGTTGGCGTCCCTTCGCGCAATTCCCAATTGCCAGATGCCAAGCGTACCACATCGTCCATCGCTTCGGGTCGAACACCCGCATTGGCGGCGGCGGTCTTGAGTGTGTCGGTCACCTTTGTTGCCACCAATTCACCGCGTGTTTTGGTCAACTCGGTATTGATGGCGTCTAATTGTTTTTGATATGTTGAACGTTCGGATGCCAAGCGTTCGTTTAAAAGGGTTTCTACATCGCCCTTTTCAATCAATTCTTTGTCACGTTTTTGGCGTTCCAACTCGGTCAACTCACGGTATTTTTCTGGATCAACACCGTCATAGTTTTTTAATTTGGTTTGTAATTCTTCGGCTTGCTTCTTGAGAGAAATGTTGTTTTCTCTAAACTCTTTAATCCGGTCATTGCCATCGTGGGCCAAAACAAATGACCCATTTTCTTCAACGTAATGCTCACGCAATGGTTCGGGTACTGCTTCCAACGAATCAACAACGGTCTTTAGTGCCATGCTACGTTTCCCCCTGGGAATGTTGCCCAACGCCGTTGGGCTAATAAAAAAGGTCGTCGGGTAGCAACGTGACGGGGTAGCGTCACATTGTCGTTCTACCCAACGACCATGATCCGATTTAAGGTGTTATATTATCCACACATTTAACGATCAAACCAACTTTTTTGTCCACCAATCAAAACAGATCGGCACATATGAAAGGGGTTCAATCGTGGAGGTCGGCCAAATTCTGACCTATCCCACTCTGCCAATGTCTTGGCCCCGCTTGTTGATGCTCTCATGCAAATATCTGTTGTCCTGCTGTCTCTTGGGTTGCTGTTGATATAAACAGCCTCACCACCCAATGCCCGCGTTGCGATTACCTCATGGGTTTTGTTCGCCACCCTCGCCATTTCAACACGCGCAATGGTGTTGGCCCGTTGCCTTATGGACCGGGTAAAGATACGGCCCGATTCCGTCTTGATCTTGATGGGTTTGATACGGCCTGATTGTATCAGCCGGCCCGCCAAACTGTCGGGGCCACCCTGAACGGGTATACCATCAATGACGGCATCGAGCATTTCACGCCTGAAATAATCGCTTACATCATCGCCCACAACATTCATGATCTTGTATGTGTTTTGGAATCCCACCTCGATCACGGCCTTTTGTGCCACCGTCACATTGTTGAACGCAGCCGCCACCAAATCACCACTCAAAAAATCTACATCGAGATTGACCCGCGCCAGATCGCGCCCCGCGTTGAACGCCTCGGGAATGGCCTTTTTCGCCCAATCCTTACCTGGGCGCACAATGGCGGCCTGTATTTCGATGTTCAAATCATCAACAATAGATTGTGCCGTTGCAACATTCTCGGGGATCTGTGCGATTGTACCATTGCCTGAGAGCGCAAACCGTTCAAACTGTGCCTCAATACTGGCAAGGCGCTTTTCTGCCCTTGCAAATATGCGCTCCAACCGCTTGGCGGCATCATCAATAACGCCATCCTCGATCTCGTCACGCATATCATGCATGCGCTTTATCATGGTTTGTACTGAGGGCATTATCCACCTATGTTGTTGACTGCTGCGGCAATCTCGGCGTTATCCTCGGGCGTGGTGTTGCCTCGGTTGGTGTCCAATGCCCCACCCTCGTTGTCAATGCCCTCTTTTTCTTCCTTCACATCAATATCTGGGCGCGTGAGATCGCCACGTTGCAAATTGTAATAATACGTTTCGTATGAGATCCCGCCCGCTTGCAATGCCTGGGTCAATGCCGTCAACTCTTGTGGCGGCAATGTTGTTTCTATCACATCGCGGTTGATTTCCAAAATAACATCGTCTTGATTGCCACCACCCCACCAAACCATC